AAGAGTGCAGCAGTTCCCGCAGCTGCTAAGAGAACCCAATAGACTTTGTCTATCTTACCGCCCAACTTCTCGACGTCTTCGTGTACATGTTTTAAATTCTTCTTGACACCTGATATGTGTCCATACAAAGATAAAATGTGTTCTCTTGTGTTTTTAGGTTCTATCGCCATATTTAATTATTTCCGAAAAGTATTGCAAGTTTTTGTTCAGTAGTCAAGTTGCTTAAATTGTTGGTATTAACTGTTCTTGATATTAAATTACTATCAATACCTGGTAAATTTAACGTGTTTGGTGTTACTGGTGTTTCTTGTGCACTAGGTAATAGTGGGTTTTCTATGAAAGGAAACTCTGGATCTAATAAAGAGGTATTAGCTAATTGTTGTTGTATATTAGCAAGAACAACTTGTGCAGATAAAAATGGATTTACTTCTCCTATTTTTGCAGCGTTCTCTGCAAACGCTTGTTGTATTTCTGCAGATATATTTATAGGTCTAAAAATATTATTATTTATTGCTCCTACTTCTACACTTGAAAGTCTATCTGTTGCTGAATTAAATCCAGATTGTGTAATCCCTAAAGTTCTTGCAGCATCTAGATCTAATTTAAAATTTTTTCTTACACCAAATAAAGCTCTATTTGCATTTAGATATGCATCAACAATTTCAAATGGTTGTACTACTCCACCACGTAGAGCTTCTCTAGTAAATAATTGTCTAGATTCCCTGACACCTCTTTGATAGTCTGCTACCTTATATTTTAAAGTTCTATCTGGATTTACTGCTACAGTTCTAAAACCAAATAAACCTGCAAACTCATCACCAAATTCATAAGCTTGTCCATATTTATCAAACTTACCTTTTTGTAATACATCAACAGATTCAATTGATTGATCTAATCTTTTTAATTGATTAAGTGAGAAAGGCATTTGTGCTTCTACTAAATGGCCCATAATTTTATATGCTTTGTCACCTGCAGTATCTTGTGGATTAAATACTTGGAAACCATCTCTAGTTCTACCACCTCTAGCTAATATATCTGCTACAGCTTCTGTCCAAATAGATTCAGATATAAATGGTTGTGCAAACTCTGACATTGATGAAAACATACCTGCAATAAAATCATCCATGATACCATCTTCATCAGTTCTACCATCAGACACAGAATTAATTACTGTTTGAATAGGTCTAACTAAAGTATCATAAGCATTAGCGTGACTAAAATCTATGTATTTAAAATTACCTTCTTCATCTTTTATAGGTAGTAGTGTAGAGTTTTTAGACCAATCAGCTACATATCTTCTAAGTGCTTCTCTCTCTTCATCTGTTACGTCATACAATGCAGCAAACGCTTCTGCTGTTGCAGCTGGGACTGCTAAAGTTGTTGCACCAAAACCAAATAATCTTGTATATCCTATGCTTTCAAAAGGTTTTATTCTTTGTCCGTTAGGTAAAATAATTTCTTCATTTATTTCTTGTAATGCTCTTCTTACAATGTTTGTACCAGTTCTAGCTATCTCTGCAGGAAACGATACAAAGTTACCAATAGGTAGTTTTCTTAGACCTTTTACAAAATCAGATACGTAATCATAGTTTGGTATATTATTTTTTACAATATCTGCAGCTTCTCTTTCTAAAAAGTCACTATCAAATACTATTTCTCTACCATTTCTAGTAAATGTTTGTCCTCTTGTAAGGCCAGCATTTGTAAGAGTTTTTTCTAATCTTTTTTGTTCCATAGCCCATGATGCTATCTTCCAGAAATCATCTTCAGCTGTATATAAATCTTGTGATACTGCTTTTAATTTTGACAATGGTTTTAATAACATTCTAAATCCTTTGTCAGCTGTCATAGTTTCACCAAAGTTTACATCTTCTAACAATCTTGTTAGATCTCCTAATCTTACGTTGTTGTTTACAACACCAAGTTTTAAAAGTTTTTCATACAAATCATTTTGCATTCTTGTACCTTTAAGTGGTGTCTGTAATGCTTGATAAGCTTGTTTGATTGCTTCGCCATCGGGTATAATACCATTTGCTGTTGCAAAGAAACTTGCACTAACAAAGTTTCTCATATGTGTAACTGGTGATAAAATTGTTTTTGCTACTTGTGATAAACCTTTTGGATATAAAACTAAACTTTGATACAGCTGTCCTATCATACCAGGAGCTTCTTGAGTTATACTTGTGTCTTTTAATGCTTTTGCAACACCAGGTCTTGCAAAGAATGCACCTTCAGCAAAAGGATTAGTTGCAGCTACAGCTGCACCTTCTTTTGTTATTCTTTCTTTTTTAACTCCTTTACCTGCATCAACAACAAGTCTTTTGTTTGGATCAATAACTTCCACAGGCACAGCGTCTGTACCAAACAATTGTCTTGCTTCGTCTTCACTTCTTGCAAGAAAAGGTTTGACTGTGCTTTTGCCATCAAAATAAGCTTGAGCTAGTTCATCATTCTTTTTTAATAAATCTCTGTAAAACATATTACGTCGTGTAAGCATAGATAGTTTTGCTGTAGCACCAATAATTGTTTGCATTGGATTTCTTTGTTTACCAAACAACTCATCAAATACTTCTCTATCTGCTTTTGATTTTATCTCACCAATAGATACAAGGGGCTGTGCAGTTCTTCTCGTAAGTGTTTCATCTAACACAGTTCTGTTTACAAAAAAATCTGGCACCTGAAATATAACGTCAGATGGTTTATCTAATCTAAATCCTTTTGGTAAATTTGGATCTTTTAATGCATTTGCTACAATATCTTCTGCTTCTAAATCTGTAAGATTTTTACCGGCTTCTCGAGCACTATCCTTAAATACAGTTTTAGCTCTTTCTATTGCTTCTCTTGTAGGTGTGTAGGCAAAGAAAGGTATTATACTTTTGTTTTGAAATACATCATAAGTTGCACCAATATAATTTTTAAACTTACCACCAAATAATTTTTTAAATTCTGCTATCTCGTTTTTACCTAATGTCCTACCTAAATTAGAAAATAAGTCAGCCCATCTATCTCTAATGGTTGTTAAGCTACCAAAGATAGTGCCTATAGTTTCTTCATCTACTTTTAAATTTTTTAATTTTTTAAGTAATGCTTCTTTTTTTGTTTGATCTAAGGAACCAAATCTAGCAACACCTAAATCATCTATTTGTGCATCACCAGATAATAATAAATCATTTATTTCTGCTAACAACTTATCTCTATTTTTTTGATTAGTTCTATTGAATATATTTCTCATCGGCGGAAATATTTTATCGATAGAGATATCTAACTCTCTTGATATATTTTTTGCAGCAACAGCGTCTGCAGATCTTTCACCAATATTAGTTCTTTCTATATCAAAAAATTCTTGTGTCTTACCACTTCTTGCCCTGAACCCTGATGCAATCTTATCTATAAACCTATCTATCTTATCGTTTGAGTCGGTAAGTTTTTTATTTCTATCAGTGAGCTTTTTAATTACTTTACCAGTACCACTAATTAAACCTGTAAATAAAGCACCTTCTGTACCAAACTTAACTCTGTTTAATAAATCTTTTGCGGGATCACCACCTGTGTCTCTATCTATTTCTGTTGGTCCACCAATTAAGTCACCAAATGTACCTATCTGTTCTACATCACCAACGAATACTGCTTCTCCAACACCACCGCCAAGAGCACCACCAATAAATCTGTTAGTTTTACCTCGTGTGTTTAGTTTTAAAACATCGTCAGCTAATTCTTTTACTTGATTTGTAGGTTTGAAATACCTCATGTTTCTAGATGCACGCATAGCATCTGCTGCAATTTTAGAACCTACTCTAAATCCTGCAGCACCAGGTATACCAATGTTAACTAATGCTTCTGTTATTTGACCAGCTACGGTTGCTTCTGCTTTTTCATCTAACGTTGTAAGATCATCAAAGAATGCCTCTACTCTAGCTGCTCTGTTTTGATCTACACCTAGATCTAAAAGTGTTGCACCTAATGAAAAGAAACCTTTTGGTATTGCAATAAGACCTGAACCAATACCTGCTAGTATAGATTCAATTGTACCTACCTTTTGATTAGCGTTTGCTTCTGCTATTTCTAGTTCTCGTAACGTGGCCATGGATTACTCCTAACCTATGATACTATCTAGTGACACAGGTGCTATTTGATTTCCTTGTTTTCTAAATGCTTTTTTGTTTACAACGTATAAACCGTCATCAAGTGCAGAGTATTTTTCAATGAAGAAATCTATTTCATCTTTACCTTCATTTGCCTTAGACCATTTTTGATATTTGTCATCTGGTATTACTCCTGGTCTATCTTCTCCTTTAGATTCTATAAAGGAAGCTATGTTATCACTTGTTAATGTTGCACCTTTTCCAGAAGCAACAGAAGCAGAAACAAGATCAGCAACTGAAGTTGCACCAGATAATTTTTTAGCTAGAGGGTCATCTGGATTTTCTCTTATAAATTTAATTTGTTCTTGAAATGAAGTTAGTTTAGTTTTGTTAATGTCTTTTTCAATCTCACCTTTAAGAACAGCAGCATCAATTTGTTTTTTAAGATCTGTAGATTTATCTAAGTTTTTAGATATAGCTGCTATGATTGAAGATTGTAGATCACCAGACTTGATAGCACCTTTTAAATCACCACCTTTTTCTTGGATAATTTTACTTGCATCAATTAATGAGTCATAAGTTGCATCTTTATTTAATTTATCCACACCCATTAATTTGTAGTATTTTTGTTTTGTTGCGTTTATTCTATCTTCTTCTAATTTAGTTTTTTCTGCGTCAGATAACTCTTTACTCTTACCTGACTCTGTAGTTTTTGTACTTACATCACCAACATTTGTAATGTTATCAACTCTTTCTAATTCTGTTTTCTTAGTTTCTTTTGGAGCTCCACTAGTGTCAAATGGATCTGCAAAAGGTATTACCATATTAGCATATGATTTTAAAGCGTCTGGAACCATTTTAGCTACACCAACTGCTGCTTCAGCACCTAAAGAAGCTGCGGGTAAACCAAAAGACAATGGATTTCTTCTTAAAAGAGAACCTATTTTAAATCCAGTTGTCTGTCCTTTTAATAATTCTTTTGCCATTGGACCTGTTGCACCTACTTGTGGGCTTAACGCACCCCTTGGTGTAAATATATCTAAAAATCTTTTTCCAGCTCCTAAGTTTTGTGAAAAAGGTGTATAAGCTCTGGCTGCTCTAAATCCTCTGTAAATTGCAGGAATTGCTCTAAGAGCTGCCATACCTGCTCCAGCTACAAATGGAACAACGTGTCTTGTTCTACCATCTAATCCTTTTGTTTGATCATACATAGGATTACCTACAAGCGCTGCTCTTCTTGGACCTTCATTATTTGCTAGTCCACCATCTTGCATACCATGCATAATACCCTCTTTGATAGGGCCACCGTTTTTAAACATAGGTCTATTTAATGGTTTCATTATCTATTACCGTATAGTTTACCAAATATTCCAGCAATACCTGTTGCTGTACTTAACGCTGCAGCAAGTGGAGAAGCACCACCAGTATCCATAGGTGCTGCTGTTGATCCAAATCCTGCAAGTCTACCAAGACCAGCACCATATTGATCTAGTCTTTGTATAGGTTCGAATGCTGCCGTTCTAGCTGCTTGTTGATCTGCTTGTAATTGTGATTGTGTTAACCCTTGTCTGAACGCACCAAGATTACCTAGTGCAGAAACATCTTGACCTAACGATCCTCTTTGAAAATTAGACAGACCCATTTGTTGAGCTGCTAAATTACCTTGTTGTGTAAATGCGTTTTGTGCTAAATTTTGTGCTTGTGTAAATCCTTGTTGTTGTAATTGTGCAAGTAGTGCTGCTCGGTTTCTTAAATTACCTGCATCAAATTCTGCCATCTGTACACCTTCTCTACCACCACCAAAAGCTCCTGCAGTATTTGCTGCGTCTCGTATACTTTGTCTACCCATCGCAGCTTGTCTATCAAAGTCAGCTAATGTTGTATCAATAACTTGTTGTTGATACGGTGACATGAATTGTTGAAATGCTTGTGGTCCAGTTAACCCTGTTTGTGCAGTTACTGCTTGTTGTGCTGCATTTAAAAATGGTTGATAAGATCCAACACCTTGTGTAGCTAAATTAATAGCTTGTGTTTGCATTGGGTCTTCACCAGCAACAAATTGTCTACCAGTAAATGTACCAGTGTTAATAGGTACTGATGTAGTTGCCGTTAACTGTTTGGCAAAATCTTTGGCTGTATCTTGTAAATAATCTGGTAATGCCATTATGCTAATCTACCCTCCAACATTTGTGCTTGATCAAACATTTCTTGTGCAGGATTCATACCTTGTGATTCTTCTGATATAGTACCACCTGCTTCTAAATTATCCATCATGTTTTGCATAACTTCAGCGCCTTTGTCTATATCGCCACCGCCTGCATTTCTTACAGCGTCTGCTGTAAATACAAATTCATTCTTGCTAAGTCTAGCTGGCACATCGTCCGCTCTTTCCTCAGCTCCTATTGGCACAAAGCCACCTTCTCTATAATCTTTTTCTAAGCCACCCATGTCTATCATACCACCATCTTTCATAGCAAGTTTTTTACCTAATTGAACAGCAGCTCCAGCAGGAGTAAACATAGAAAGTCTTTTTAAAATACCCATATCCATATCCATATTTGCAAGACTTTCACCTGCTTTTTTAGCAGCTCCAACAGGAGTAAACCTACTAAGTAGTTTTAAAATACCTGAAACTCTTTCACCACTTTCGTATCCTTCTCTTGGTATGTCAGCTAATCCACCATCAGCAGCGTAGAAGTTGTCTACAAATCTTGGTTTAGGTAAAAATCTTAAACTTGGATCTTGATTTCTAGCCATATTAACTATACTTGAAATACTATCGGGTGTTTGTGTAAATGGAATCTCTGGCTCCTCTTCCTCTTCATCACCACCCATTAAGAATGGTGCAGCGATTGCTGTAGCACCTAAACCTGTAAGTGCTGTTCTACCTAAACTAAAAGCTCCCGATTTAGGATCAAAGAATAAACTTCCAAACGGACTTTGAGACAATGCACTACCTTTTGTAAAAGCAGCACCTAAATTACCTAATACAGAGCTCGGTGCAAATGTAGAAAGTTTACCTAAAGCACCAAATCCTTTACCAGCTCCAAGAGCCCCTAAACCACCAGTAATAGCATACAACGCAGCAGCTTTACCTATAGGTGATTTAATCACTTTTTTTACTGCACGTTTAGCTTTCTTTACAATCTTACCTAGAAAATAGCCTTGTCTAGGCTCTTCTAATGTCATAATTCCGCCACCGGCTCGTAATTGTCTTTCCATTAATGATCTAGATATTGCCATAATTTAGTCTAAATCCTCTTTGTATAGTGTTTTTGAGTTATAATCAATCATATATATCGACTAAATCTGTTAGTCCTCCCATCATAAAACCTGTTCTTCCTCTACCAGTTCTATTGCTTACTGGACCGCCGTCTGAACCAATACCAAATCCCATTCCAGAATCAAAAGATTGTTTTCCAGAACTATCTAATCCATAATTATTTGGTCCGTGTATATTAGGATCATATTGTCTTGCTGATTCTGCTCTAGATGCCGCTGCTGCTTGTTCTGCCATTAATTTTTCATTAGCTATACGTTCTTTTTCTTTTTGCGTATAGAAATTATATTTAGCAATATTCATTTTATTCATCTGAGTTGCTCTTAAGGCCGCGTCTACAGCAAGTGGATCGTCTGGATCAATAGCCTCAAACATTCCTGTTGAAGCATTAAATGATATACCTGAAGTTCCTTTCCCATATTTTTCTGTTTGTGTTTCAGTTAACAAACTACCAAGTTTGTTTGCTTCTTTACCAACTCTTTCTGCATAATTACCAAATGCAGATCTAGTATTTAATCCAAAAGGATCTTTACTTAAACCAGTTGTGTTTTCACCAAATACTGTTGGACCAGTGTAACCCATGTTTTGTTTTATAAATTCTTGGTCAGCTGGTGATAGCGAACTAAATCTGTCCATTGCTCCAAGCACCATACTTATAGGACCAAAACCTTTTATATTGCTCATTATGCCACTAGCTTTATCTTTTATGTTTCCTAAACCACTTTGAATTTTACCTGCAGTAGTCTGCTCTAAAGGGATGTCTGTATCAGATCCAATATACTCACCTAGATCTGCACCAGTTAGTTCTTGTTGTCTGTAACTTGGAAAACCCATAAACGTTTTATCAAGTTTGCTTTGATATAAATCATCTACAAGTGGTGTTGGTTGACTACCAAAATATTGATCCCTCGTATCTAATGTATAATTTTTAAGTAATTCATTTATAGAAAGATTTCCACTACTACCACCTCCACCACCACCCATGTTTATAGGCACTGTGTTTATACCTGTAGCTGTTCCTGTTGTAGTTGCCGAAGTAGGAAAATTAAATGCACCACCTCTAAACCTTTCTTGAGGTATAAAACTAAAACCTTGATTGTAAATGTTTTGATCAGCTTGATTATAAAAAGCGGGTGCTGCAAATATAGACATTATTGTGAATAACTCCCATTTGTATATTTCATTTCTCTATTTTGATCTTTTAATTTTTCGATATCAACCAAAACCTTATCCATTTGTTTTCTTAAAAACTCGATGTTTACTTTATTTAAAGCCATTGACTCGATATGTGCTTGTAATTTATCTGTTGTTTTATACAGATCTTCGATCATCATGAACTGCTCAGAATCAGCGGGCAGTGAACCTAGTTGTCCACGTGGCCATTTAATTCTAAACTCTGTGTTTTCTTGTAAGTCCTTTTCCATTATTTGTATACGAGTGTCTGCAATATTTAGACGTTCTATCATTTGAAAATAACCCATGGTGCCAAGTGCAACAATAATTATCAAAGACGCAACCGTCTTCATCGGCATTTGCACTGCCGCTTCCTCAGATATATTTAATGGTTTTTTACTCATCTTCCTTATCTGATGATGCACCTAACGATGGCATCTTTGCTACTTTAATTTTTACAGATCTTGTTATGTCTTCTTTTACAGTATCTGTATCTGGATTATTAATATCGTCTTCTGCTTCTTTATCAGAGCTATATTCTTTACCAGTTTTGGTATTTGTTAATGTTATCTCAGCCTCACACTTAACCACTGGTACTTTTTTACCATCTATTTCTACGTATTCGACTGATCCTTCTTCTTTAAAAGCCATAATTATTCCCTATTTATTTGTAACACAGAAAGCACAATATGTAACCTGTTTCCTGTGGCTGCAGTTGCCTTTATAATCTCGCTTTCTTGCAAGACTATAGGCTGTGACAGCAGTTCTATTGTTTCATTGGCAGATACAGCTTTGGTTTTATATAAACTAAATACATTTGAAGATGCATCTGTCAAGGTCAAAGTTATAGTATCAGCGTTTCCCGAGTCCTCAGATACTAATATTGATTTTACTATACCAGTTGTTGATGCAGGCACTGTATATACAGTGGTTACACCATTAGTTGTTAAGTCTTTTTTAGCGTTTGTAAATACGTTAGCCACCTATAAACCAGGACACTCGTTCCTGCTCCTGTTTTACTTCGTCTAAAAATGTAGAATTTAATTGATCTTTCATAATAGTCAAAGCTCTGTTAATTTGTTTTTGATTTGATACATCATACTCTTCTTTTGGTTCTGGTAATCTTATATTTATCTTAGTCATTATCTTCTACCATCTGGTTGTACATCTAATTTAAGAGTGCCAAATCTCCAAGACTCACTAGATGTATCGTTTTCTATTTTAATATTTATATATCGTCCTCGAGCCCTAGTATCTTTTTTAATTGTACTAGACGATATAGTAAAAGGACTTAACGCTGTATTAGTTTGAGTTTCTTGCGGATATCTTTTTACTCCTAATGTTACTTTTGCATTACCCTGTAATGATTTAAAATCAGGTACAAATCTTCTCATCTTCATAAATACTTCACCAGCAACAGCTGGAGCTACTGGGTTTCTAGATCTTTGTTCTATATCTATATCATATGATTTTATAAATGATGTAACTGATGTAGTTGTACCATTTGGATTTACTTGATCTGTTCCTACCTCATGTTCAAATAATGTAGTTTGTCCTAAGCCAGACTCACCTACAATAGCAGGAAATGTACCACTTGCAGATACATTGTATTTAGTTGCAAAAGGTTTTGGATATATTGTTGCATCTACCCAACTAGTTCTAGACTCTGTACCTGTATACCAAACACCACCCACTACTCTTGTTAGTGCAGATTCACCAAAGTTAAGAACAACATATTTGTCATTGTAATCAGAACCTGCGCTTGGATACCACCAAATAACTTCTGTAAATAAATTATTTAATCCTGCATTTACTTGTTGTCCTTTCGTAGTGTCAATATTTTCAAACACATGATCTTCTACAGTACAAGGTAAAGATTTGACTGTACCATCAAATGCAAAGAAACCTTTAGGTGACATCCAATAAGCGACACCATCTATTTCTACAGCTGCATTTTTACCTAACAAACCACAGTTTGTACCTACCTGTTCAAATCCAAACGTAAATGGTGCACCAACAAACTTCATTGTATACAAAGCATTGTCAGTGAATATCAAGATTGTCTCCTTAGCTTTTAATGCACCCATAATTTTTGTACCATCTTGCAATCTTTGTGTGCCTGCAGTGTTTGTTGCTGTAGGTGCATACGTGTTGATTGCTTCTTGGTCAGAGAATCTTATAAACATGTCATCTTGTGTTGCTGTATTACCAATGGTTGTTTCTGTTGCAAGATGTATTAAGTGTCTAGTTGTTGGTGACACAAGTGTAATTCTACTTGCTGTTGGATTATTATTAGTTTCAAAACTTGTTGTTGTAGTTGATGCACGATTATTTAATGCAGATGCTGCACCACCGTTCCATGTAAATGTTTTACCGTTTGCAATAGTTGCAATTAATACTTCTCCAAAATTATCTAATGACCATAGTCCTGGTTCTAGAGATACATCAGAAGCTGTTGCGGCTTCACCCCAGTTACCATCGCCCCATCCAGCAACACCCCAACCATAACCATATGTCTGTGCTCTTGGTCCTACGGGCTCGTATGGTTTTAAACTTAAACTACCACCAGCAGATACCGTACCTGACGCATTACTAGATTGTGTGATTGTAAACGTACCTGTTGTAGGCACTGTTATAACTTGAAAGTTTTTATCTTCAAAGTCAGCATTCTGATAACCTGTACCACCTGGTAAAGTAACATTATCTAATTGTACAATATCTCCAACAGCTAAACCATGTGCTGCTTTTGTAATTGTACATGTAGGTGATCCATTTGTAGTTGCAATTGTTGCAGACGTAAGTGTTGCTTTCAATGGTGTAATATCATGAAGTTTACCTTC